CGTGCCTGCATACGATATGCAAACCAACGATACTGCTAAAACTATTGCACCTACAAACACCCTTAAATATTTCTTCATTTACTAATCCTCCTATTTTTATTTTTTTTCTTATCTCTTATTTCTAATTTCATATTTTCTGGCTCCCTCTCACGCGAGTGTCGCACACCTGTTTTGTTAGTTTTATCGTCGCAATGAGAGTTTCCATATTTCAACATTTTATTATTTCCAGACATCTAAACCACGCTTAAACGCAGCGGGAATAGCTATGATATAACCTTTTCTCAAATCATACCTAAACCATTTCTGCCCATTTAAAAATGCGTTTTGTGTTGCCGCTCCAACTGCCGGCGCAACCGCTGAATTAGAAACCTCAACAGTCATATTCGGAAACCGCGAATGATTTAACAACCAGACATTGGACATATCACCATATGCAAGCCAAGTTTTTGAGGCCGATGTTCCTGCACCTGTTATCTGATCGGTGAATTTCATTTGTTTACCGAGCAAAGTTGTCGGTATTCCCTCAACAAGTCCACCAAATAATGATTTCCCATTATTGTCGCGGAGTTTCATTAAGATACCTAAACAAGCACGGTTCATAAACCAATTTGCATTTGTTTGATATGTTTCAACAGTTTGAGAATTTAACAAATCAATTATGTCATCAGCAGTTATTGGTTTTGTAAAAGTGGTTGAGCCAATGCTTGCGTGGTTTTTTATTCCCATTGCAAGATGCCCTGAGCCAGTATTACCCTCAAATATTTTTGAGTCAATTTCTTGTCCTGCTTTCAAACCAATTCTTGTTTGATAAAAATCAGACAAATCAACTTGCTGATCCATTAACACTTCGTCGGAAAATGGTATTACCGCACTTATTTTTCCAAGCGCAAGAGTAATTTTTCCAAGTGTTGGCACCTGTATCACCAAAGTCCCATTTTCTGCCACCCACGCAACCGAGACATCGGTTAATTGATTTGGCACATCAACTTTCCAAGTTCCCATAGGAACATTAGTGCAAAGTGGCGCTGCAATACTTGCATTTATCATTGTTTCCAAAATGCGAGGCATAAATGCGGTTGGCACAACTATGCCACCGTCGGCGGCGGTTGTTTCATTCACTGAAACAATTGCTTTAAGGCGTGGGTCGCCGCGTTGTAACATTTTCATAAACTGGTGAAATGTTACTTTGTCAGCACCTGCGCCAAAATCAACTGTTGGCACGGTCATTTTTGCATCAACCGCTTTTTGATTTTCAACAATTTTTGCCGATAAATCAGCAACAACCTTTTCAAGTTCGTCTTTTTTCACCCCGTCATCTGGGCGTTCCGCAAGCACTTTTTGAATTTCTCCAAGTGTTTTGTACAACTGAGCGATTTGTTCTTTTTCTGTTAAATCTGTCATAATACTTTTTCCTCCTGATTTATATTTCCCGTTACACTGGGAGTTTTGCTAATATTTCTTGTGCCACTTCTATGCTTTTTTGCATCAACTCTTTTATTTCCTGTTTCTTTTTTAAATCCTCCTCAACGATATGACTTTCATTATTAAAACGCAATCCTTTTGTTGCAAGTATTCCAATTTCCTCCGTATTGAGTCCTGGAATGAGAGCTTTTGCATATTCTAACGATGATAATACTTTTTCAAAAGATGTTGATCCAAGTGCGTCCGCATCCGCTCCAATTCCTACGACGGAAATATCGCAAATTTCTGCGAGTGTTAAATGTGTTGGGTTATCTTTATCTTCATAATACCAATATCCGCCGATAGAAAACGCTCTCGCGTGCCCTTCTAAATAAACTGTTCTTGCGTGTTTTATGAGAGGGAAATCAGAGTTTGAAAAAATACCTTTGACAAAAAGCCCCCTGTCATCTTCTTTAACTTCAATGTAACTTCCCGCTATATGGTCAATGCTGTTTTGATGGTCAATTAGCATTATGGGATTTTTAAGAAAATCGCTTATATCGTAAACAAAATTTCTTAATGCTAAAAAAACTGTTGGAATATCACCGTAACGGTCTGGTTTGTTTTTAGTGTTGGCATATCCCTCAATAACAACTTTCCCATCTTCCTCGTAAGATTTACAATCAGTTATTTCAAAAAGTTTTCTTTGCATCGTCGGTTTTTTTACTATCTTTTCCATTTAATCACTCCTCAATTACTGGATATATACTGCATCGGCAATTACAATCTTCTTCCGCCAAACCTATTTGTCCGGGTGCCTGACCTTTTCCAATTCCAACAAAAAATTCCTCATCAGTTCCTATCGCCCCTGCATCATCATACTCCTGCCCCGCCTCAATATGTGTATCGCGAGTGCGTTCATCAAATGCCGCGAGCCACCCTTTTTTAATTTTAAGTCCAGTTTGCCGATAACTTTCAAGCGCACCTTCGTTTGATGCCGCAATCGTTTCAGTTCTTGCAATCAAATTAGAGCGAGCGTCTTTTGCAACACCGTAAACATCTGCAACCCTTTTAGATAAATCAACAATACTTTCGCCTGCATCAACCCCTTCTGCAAGTGTCGCACGCAGAGCATCTTTTGTTGTTTGATTTATATTAGTTGCCGCATCAAGTCCGTGTTTTTCAATCCATTCAACTACTCTCGGGTTTGATAAGTCAAAAGAAATAGAAAAATTAAAGTTCTCAATTTCCTGTTGTGCTTGCTTTTGAATTATTTGTTGTGTTATTGGTTTAGTTTTTAAAGATAATTTTTTCGCTTCTTCTCCAATATCAAAAAGTAAGTCATCAATATTGATTTTCTTTTTCATTCTTTTTTGCTTTTCAAGATTAACTAAAACATCTAATTCCTGACTTGAGAAAAACTTTTGCATAATTGTTTTAACTCTCGGCTCAAATTTATCAGTTATTTTAATGAACCCTTTCCATTTGATTTCTTTTTGCGTATCGTTCAATTTTTGCTTGAGCAATTTCGCTGTTTTAACTGGTGCTTCTGTTGTTGGCGTTGTTTCACTCCCAATTGCCGACATAGAAAATGGCAAATATCCAATATTGCCGCCGACAATTTCCTTGATTGGCAATTTTAATGCAATTGCAATTTTATTATACGGAATTCCCATTTGAAAATATCTTGCAGCGGTAATACTTTTGGCGTCTTCATTTTCCTGCAAAACTGCAATGCTTGATGTGTCAAACTTTAAAAACATATCATCAGTATTTTTAAATTTTCTATGTAAAAAACTCTCAGTTAAACCACCTTCAGCTTTTCTTAACATTGGAATTACACCATTGCGCCAATAAAACTTTTCCTGCATTTCACTGTTGGCATAATTTGCATACTCAAATAATCCAAGAACTGCTGGCGGAACTTTATAAACCGCAAGTAATTCTTCTCTTGTCATCTTGCGTTGATTTAAAAACTCCATATCTTTTGGCGACAAACCAAATTCTTTCCAATCAAGTCCACCGAAAAGCAAACCAACCCGTTCACCGTGTTCCCCTGAATTAGTTTGCTTCCACGATGCCATTGCTTCATCGCGGTGTGCTTTGTCGTTAAAATAGGGATTGTCAGTTTTAAGCGCGCCGTTTGCAGTGATACCTTTTTTTAGATTGTTTAAATTCCATTTTAAAGCGCGGTCGTCTGTTTCATAAGCAACTCTCGCAGCGGTGAGAGGACTGAGTCCAAGAACATATCCTGTTTTTAATGGGTTAAAATATTTAATATGCAACATATCGTCGGTAGATATATTTTTAATAGTGTTATCAACTTTGTATTTATAATAAGAAATGATTATCTTTCCATCTTTTGAAGGGACTGGCTCAATCAGCGAAGAAATATAAGGCATCATACTGCGAGTTTTTTTATCAAAATCAAATAATCCAGAATAAAAATTACCTGTTAATTCTAAACTTGAAAAAAGATACTCCATAAAATCGTACTGAGTCATCTGCCCATTAACCGAAGCAAGAACATCAAGCGCATCGTGTTTTTCAATTAAGATATTTTCTTTACCTTTTTTTTGAAATAATTGCAGTGGCAAAGATGCGGCGTCTTGAGCTTTACGAGATACGCAGGCAAAAACCCAAGAACTATCCGCGTATGCCTGTAAATAACCATCATCAACGGAAATATTAAAGTCGGGTTTTTGCAAAGTGGCAGAGTCATCACTGGCAAACTGCCCACCACCCATAGAGTTTTTTTGTTTTTCTATGGTGATTGTTTTTTGCTTTTGACCAAGCATTTTTTGAAAAAAGTTCATTTGTTATCCTATATCAAAACCGCAAAAAGTGGTATTAGTTAACTCCGTCAAAGCCCAAACAAGAGCGTCCATTTTATTATCTTGCTGATTTTCAACGCCTTGCTTAAAAAAACACAGCTCATCTTCTAAAGCGTGAAACTGTTTTGTGTGTATGATTTCACCTCGCTCATACATCGCCGCTATTGGTTCTGCTCTAATTGCTTTTCCTCTTGAAGCAGAAACTAATTTTACATTGATGTTACGACGACCCATATCTGTGATGGTGCTTAATACCATATCGCCGCCAAAGTTTTTTTCTGCAACAATCGCATCAGCTTTATATCTTTCAAATGCCGCCTGAACTTCATTACTCCACTCCAAAGGACTTCCGTTTAAACTATAATCCTGCAAAATATAATATTTACCGTCAGAGCCAATCGCCGCTACAATTATGCCTACCTCATCACCATCTGCTGAGCCAGAAGGGTCAACACCAATCACAACTCGGTTTAATGTTTCTGGTGCATTCCCATAAATTATATTTTCTCTTTTCCAAAGATTTCCTTCATCTTCTCCAGCCAAACCATCTAAAAATCTGCGCCTTTTGTTCCCCGATAAATTGTTGAGCGTATTAAAAAGTGTTTCACTTATATTTTCCCGATTATCAGATGGGTTCATCAAGAGAACGCCAAAATCATTTGAAGGAACATCTCTTCCGTCGGGAAATTTACGCTTTCTAAACATTTTATGCGCCCAATGATTTGTTGATGTTGGGTTCCAGTCAAGCCAAACTTTAGGGGTTAATCCAACGCTTGGATTTAATCTGGTCGTTAAAGTTTCATATTCATTAAAACCAATTTGCGATACTTCGTTTAAAAAAATAGTGCTGTACTCCTTACCGAGTATTTTATCAACGCGCTCTTTATCATCAAGTCCGTCAAAAATCAAAACTGATTTATTCTGCTTGATGGTGCAACTCATATCGGAGTGATTTAATTCTACAAGATTATTCCAGCCGCATTTATCAAGCACCTGTGGCAAAGTTTGTTGCCAAACACTCCCGTTGATATGCGTACGCCTTAATCGTAAACCAATGTGCCAAGAGTTAGCAACAAGAAGAGCCCTTATTAACATCGCCCGAATAATAAGAAAAGTTTTTGCAGACCTTGTACCACCCTCAAGCAAAGTTGTTTGATTGGCAACCATAATTTCAACGGCTTCATTTTGTTTTGCCGTTAATCTAAAATTCAAAGAACAATCTTTATTTTCCATATCATTTTAATTTCGCCTCGCTGGGCGTTATTTTAATTTCAAATGACATCGCAGAACCTGGCGGAGTAATTGACATTTCCTTTGGCTGTATTGGCTGAATAAATTTGAGATAAAAAACAATTGGATTTTTTGAGGCCAATTCTTTCATTTCTTTTTCAAATTTTTCTGCGCCAAATTCATTGAAAACTCTGTAAATAATATCAATTGCAGTCGTGCGACTCCCTAAAGGGCGTCCATGGGGATTTCCTGATTTTCCATTTACCCAGTTTGGGTTACCGGCTTTTCTTTTTTCCTTAGGAATAATTTGTTCAATTTCTTTTTTCATATTATATTTTTTAAGCAAAAAAAGCACGCTCCTGTTACGGAGGATGCTTTTTGATTTTTTGGTATAGAGCTAAAACGCAATTGCATTAAATACCTCGCAAAAAGTAATTAACTACAATCGCATTATAGCATAGTTTTTTAAAAAGTCAAGGGTTTTTCTATTTTTTTATTTTGATATGCCATACCCTGCTTTTTCTATGAGTGTGCGTGCCTTTAAAGTGTCTGAGGTCGCGACATTACCTTTTAGCGAAGGAAGAGCAAGCACAAAATCTTCGGCCGAAGAAACATCTTTTTCGGTCAAATTTTCATCTAAGTAATCTTGCGATATAATCCCGTTGATTGGATCTGCTACTAAAAATCTTTTTTTCATATTCTTCTCCTTACCTGCCCGCCTGTCGGTCGGTCGGGGCTTACGGGTTTTTGCTCTTGCAGTTACATTATAGCACATAACTGTGTGCTTGTCAAGGGTTTTTTAAAAGTTTTTTCTCAGTCGGATAAATCAGTTCCCCGTCGGAAGAAATTGAAAAACCGTTTTTGTTTGCGAGGCGGCCGAGTTTTTGAAAATAATTTATCTGTTTATTTATTTTTTTTCTGTTGCGCAGATAGTACGCCCTATCCGTTTTGTTGTAGTAGTTTGTTTTTTTCTTTTTCATAATTTTTCTCCCTGTGTTTGATATTATCTGTTTTGCAGTTTGGTTTAATTGTTTTTTTATCTAAAATTCTATACGCCAAAACACGGTCGTTCAAAAATTCGCCGTAAGATAAAAAGTTTCATATACCCCCCTATTTAATTTTTTGGACTTTTTTACCTAGATTATTTATCAGTTCAGTTATTGCGCCCTGTCCCTCAGGGCTTATCGGCTCAAATTCTTTTTTTGGCTGCGGGATGTAGGGTTTTTCGTCTGTTCTGAAATCGGGTTTAATTTTATTGAAATCGTTCAAAATCCAATTATCAATAGCCCATCTCCAATTTTTCATAACTGCACCTCTACCACTGCTTAAACGCCATCTGCAGTTTTCAAAGTGAAGAAAGAATTTTTTTGAATTAAAGTATTTGTATTCTTTTTCTTTTGCGTAATTTTCTATTTCTAAAAGTGTGGGAGCGATGAATTTTTTGTTTTTCTCTTTCTCTTTATCTTTATCTACTTCTACTTCTTTATCTACTTCTACTTCTTCTCTGGTGTTATCCTTCGTGTTTCCTAAGTGTTTCCTAAGTGTTTCCCGCCTTTTATTTAAGCTTTTTTTTGCCTTCTTTTTTTGCTCCTCAATATAAACTTTATCAATAAAATTATGAAGCTCATCAAACTTTTCAAAAAAATAATTTACATCACTTTCTTTTAACTTTGGAAATACAACCATAATTCTTTTAATGTCCGCCTCAAAACAAGTTTGTTCATGGCTATAATTTATCGTGTTTTTAATAAAAGAATAAGTTTTGGGAATATTGTTGCCCGTTTTCCCTGCGAGTATTAACATTTTTAGATAGAGTAATTGTTGGCTCTCGTTTAATTGATACAAAAAACGGTCGTCCTCATCAATAATTTTAATAAATAATTTTACAAAAACGATGTTGCTGTATGGCATAATAAATACTCCTCTAAATAAAATAGGCGATGGAGCTTAGGGACGCACCCCTAAAACTTCCACCGCCTAAAAGTCGCCCGAAGAGCGACAAAAACTTTTGAAAATAAAAAAATAGTAGTGCGTTACTTTCCATAGTTAATTGTATTTTTTTCATTTTTGTTTGTCAATTAAAATAATTTCTGTTGACTTTGTGCCGCTGCTATTCTTTTGTTTGCTATTTCGCAGTAACCTTTATCCATCTCAATACCTATAAAGTTTCTACTGTTTCAGTTCATTTAAAAAAAAGATAACTGTGTTTTTCCGCAGTTCGTTTTTTTAAGAATATAATAATCTTGCTTTAAATTTTTTGGAGAAACAATTTCTCTAATATTGGGAATATATTCGGCAAGGTCTTTTTTTATATAAAATTCTTTTTTGTATTTTTGCAATAAAACAATAGCAGCTAATCCAAAGTTACCCCAGTCGATTGGCTTAGGCGGATTAACCCCATTCAATTTTCCAATTTTATATAAATCAACAAAATTGATTGTTCTTTTAATCATTTCTAACGATTGTTCCGCATAAACAACAGGTTCAATACTTACAAAAGTTGAAACTCCATTTTTATGCAAAAAATTTAAAGCATCAATTCTCTCCTGAGGAGTAGAAGCTCCGGGTTCATATTTTTTACTATCAGAATTATTATCAAAAGTTAATGTGTAACCAACTTTTTTATCATTAAGTTTTTTAAATTGCTCCAGATAATTTGTAGCTCTTTTATTTTTTGTCAAAAAAGCAACTGGAACTTGATATTTAACCAAAACATCAATCACATCCGATGTTATGTTTGCTCCATCACAAAAAATATCTGAAACAAAACTTAAAAGAACCTGAATTTTGGGACAAAATTTACTGAGTTGTTTATCTAATTCTGCAACAATGTTTTTTCTGGCTATTGGTTTATTAGCCGATAATAATTTACTAATACGCCGCAAATAACAATAACTGCATTGATGGCTACAACCATTGTAGATATTCAAAGCAAGCGGCGAATATTCGCGCGCTTTCCCCTCGGGCTCATAGATTAATTTCATTTTAATCTCCTATGATTTTTATTTTAAATGCAATATAATATTTTTTAAGCGTTGGACTAATAAAAAAAATATTATCTGTAATTCCACAAAAAATTTTCTTGAACGCCATTAACGCTACCTCTTTGTTGGATGTAAGATGTCTACAATATTTATAAGCCTCTCCAAGTCCCGCCATATCCATCGTTGTTTTACAACCTGACCCCATTATATTTATATAGGTTATAAAAACAATAGCGCCATTTTTTAATTTATTTTTTATTTTTAAAAAATGCCCAATACCATCGCCGTAAGCATCTATGTCTATTATATCATATTTTTGATAATCTATCAGATTTTCAATTTTTAAATTATCAATTCCATTTTTTTTATCAATCGGCGTTAAATTAAATTTTATACCGTCATTTTTTAATTTATTCCATATTCTGCCGGATCCGTGATACAAATCAAGAACTTTGTATTTTTTATCTGTAGATAACATACTTTCCCTTAGATGTATTTTTGTCTCAAAAAAAGAATTATCAGTGTGCTGTTTCAATTATAGTCACCCCCCCCTCTTCTTTTAATTTATCAATAATCGGTTGAATTTGTCGTAATTTTTCTATATCATCAATTATTATTATCTTTGTTATTATTTTATATTGAGAAGGTATAATTTGTTTTTCTATTTTTGTTTCATATTTTATAAAATCGTCCTTGTCAAAACCCCACTCTTCCAAATCTCCAATATCAAATTTGTCTGCAAAAATTTTAAAATCAAATTCACCCGCTATGTTTTTATTTAAACGAATATTTAATTCTTTAAATTCTTTTTCTGTTAATTGTTTTTCTGGAACATAACAATCAACTGATTTTATGCCTAACTTTTCAAGTATTTTTTTTCTTCCGTGGCCGCCACAAATAACACCATTAGTATTTATAACTAATGGTTCTGCAATTCCAAATTTTTTAATTGAAACTTCAAGATGTTTTAATCCCTTTTGTGTTAATGCGCGAGGGTTATCTGAAAATTCTTTTAATTCTGATAATTTTTTATTAATTAAATTCCATTTTATATTCATATTTCCCCTTTTAAAAATTCATTTATCATCTTTCACTTCTCAGTTTACATCCATGTTGCCTCAATGCTTCTAAACTATAAGTTTTTCTACGAGACATTTTTCTTTTTTCTGCACGGTTGAAAATTGTTTTTTTTGGTTTCATATTGTTTTCTATCCATTCCAAACAGGTTTTTTTCATAAATACCTTTCATCGTTTTGCCTTGAGAAAAATATTCATCTAAAATTTTGTATGCTTCTTGCGCGCCAAAGGCAACTGCTGTTTTGTAACCCTCTTTTTGAGCCCATTCCATAAATTTAATTTGGCTTTCGCTGATTTTGGAGTTTCCAAAGGCCTTGCTTCGCTTCATTTCCAAAAATAAGCCAAAGTATCCATCCCTTGCCTCAAATACCAAGAAATCGCTTGTTCCTGCGCAATACCCCATACGCTTGTGCTTTGTTGCCACGCCAATTGAAAGCTTGTTGCCCTGCGGTGCGATTGTAAACAATACTTTTGGATATGCAACTCTTAAATATTGCACAACTGCAATTTGTTCCTGTTCTTCTTCTCTCATTTGCTCAAGTCCTTTCCACTTATTTTAATTCTTTTCTTCTGTTTTTTATCAATAATAGAACATACTTCGTTACATTTTAAACAAGTGAAAATATGATGATGTGTTGTAAATACAATAGCCACTTTTGCGTTACAGCAATCACTAACCATTTTTGTCATTTAATAACTCCTCTTTTAGAATTTGTTTGATAAAAACAACTCCTTCATAAGAATGAAACCATTCATAATTATCATTTTTACAACTCTCATCATAAACATCTTCAATAATCCTTACTGCAATCTTCTCAATTAAAGCATCATCTATTTCCTTGCCAACTACCCATTTTTGCTGTTCGTCGCTCTTTCTAATTATTTCTAATTTTTCTTCTGTTCTGTTTAGCATTTCAACAACTCCTCTTTTAGAATTTTGATTACTAATGTTTTTTGATATAAAGTAATAGTAATTGATAAGCAATTTTATCTGCAATTTTTTCAATCTTCTCATCTGAAAATAGTTCTACTTTGATTTCTTTTGTGATGTCATTCACTAAATCAATTCTAAATTTAATCGGTTGGTTGGATAAAAAGGGTGCTAATCTGTCTAATAAAATCCTTTCAATGTTCATTTTAAAAACTCCTCTCATTCCACTTGGCTATTATTCCACCAAAATATTTCCATAAATAAAATTCTAATTTTGTTGCTGTTCTATATGCAATAGAATTGTTTTCTTGCCAAGAAATACACCAATTACTATTGATATGAGATAGTTGATATTTTTTTAACTCAATTTTTTTGGACATTTTTGTACCTCTTTATTAGTAATGTATAAAAAGCTAATTCTTCTCTCAAGTATTTAACATAACAATCTTTGTGAAATGTTTTAAATTCTTTTTCTTTATTACCATCTATATCTATGGCATAAAATGTATATATTCTTGTGTTGTAATTGTTACTATAACAATACTCGCAGGTTTTTCCTTTAATAAATTTATTCTGTTTTGCAATGCCAATACTTAAACAAACCAACAGAATTACCAAAACTAACATAATTTTTTTGGACATTTTAAACCCCTTAATCTTTTATAAATTCTTTTGTTTGAAATGCCATTTCCCCACTTAGAATTTCCGCAGAGTCGCAAGTAATTATAATTGAAGCGTGCGGATTATAATTATCGTTTAAATACTTGATTAAGGGTTTTGCAAGTAACTCAAAACACTTATCTATATCAACCTTGCTCAACGAGAGTATGCTTTTTAGACATTCTTCTAACTCAAAAGTGCTATCAGATTGAGGTGATAGTGAGTTCCCTGTTTTTCTATCAACAATTTCATACAAACCTTTCATATCTTCGCCCAACCCATCTTTTGCACATAAAACCATCAATCTGTCTTCTCCCATAAATTGCTCTTTCATTTTATTCTCCTTTTGATTATTCTTTAATACCTAATTTATCAAGAAATTTTCCAGCATAATTAGCCATTGCTTTAACACTATGTTCGTAACTTGCTTTATTGATATACTCCACTTCAGCTATTTCTCCGACAAGCTCATTTACAAGTTGACATAAATTTTTTAAGTTTTCCATTCTTTCATTGTCAATATTAGTATCACCCACTGGGTCAATCTTTCCAATCAACTTCATAACAATCAGTTTATAATCCATCATTTTTCCCTCTCATTCCACTTGGCTATGGGTTGTTTTGGTCGTGGACTATTGATTAGAACTCTCTCAGCAGTATGTTTGCAAAAAAATGTATTGGTTTGAACTCCCGCACACCTATTATAATCTGTACAATCTTTCACACAGTTAAATGCTCTTTCGGATAACTTTGTTTTCATTTTAACTCCTTAAATTTCAATATCATTTATGTCTTTATTAACAACATCAATGACATTATTTACTATTTTCAAGACAGAATACAACCTTTCAACAAGTGGAGATTTTATTGAATTTTCAACTGATGAACATTTTAAATTGTCTAGGGGGATAGGACAATTTGGTTTTATTTGATTTAATTTCGTTGATAATTGATTTATAATTTCATTCAAGTCCTCTGTCTTTTTTTCCAATAACTCAATCACTTTTGGCATTTCTCTTTTAATTTCTGCATCTGCATTGTCAACTCTATTTCCCATTTTATTTACTCCTCACAAAACCTGCCTTGCGGTCAGGATTTATTTGTTTAATTTGCTCTTGATATTTTATAGCACAATAAATAATCGCCAAAAATATGAATACAATACACCAACAGCTAAACCAATCTTGCCAGCGTCTCATTTTTTATCCTCACAGTTTTGTTATTGTAACTCTCCAACTTGATGATTTTTCTTGGTATTTAGGCAATTCCTCAGAGGGTATTAAATCTTTATTGATACGATTTGTTATAACTTCTTTGCCTTTAACAAACCAATCTTTGCCAATAAATGCTTCTGGAATACCATTGAAGGTTTTTTTAACACTTTTATCTAACTCATCATATTCTTTTACTAAAGGTTCTAATTCATTTCTGCGCTCTAAACTCGCCTCAAGCTCTGCGTTATCAATAAATTGCGCGCCTTTGTTATTTATTTCTGGCAAACAAATGTGCGAAAAAGGGCATTTTTCACACAATCCTTTGCAAGGGTCTATGCGGTCAGGATATTCTTTTTTCTTCAAAAATCCCCAGCATCTCTCAAGTTTCTGGAGTATCTGCTCGCACTCCGCATAATCAAGGATAACAGGGATAATTTTTTCTGTTCTAAAATTTGACAAAATAAAAAGCCCTGCCTCTTCATTGTTTCCAAACAAATACAATTGCATTTGCCTCAAATACTTGCGATGCAGAGGTTTTTTCTGAAAGTCGTCAATGGTTTTAATGCCATTGAAAACATTTTCATTCATTGACTTTATTTCGGCAGGAATTGCCTCACCGTTAAAGTAAATCTTACCGTCAATGTGTCCTCTGCAAATCACCTCGCCATCTTTATTTTTAATCTCAAATGGTTTTTGTTGCTCTACAAACTCCAAACCAATCTCATAACCAAGCCGATTTTTTACATTGGCCTCTTCTTTGTTTCCCGCATCAAAAATTGCTTGAAGTCCTTCATCATGTAATGCTCTTTGTTGCCAATCTAAAACCGAATGCACCATATAGCGGTCGCATTCGTGTATATCAGAAGCGCGGAAATTAGTAACTGGGTAAGATTTTATCTTGTCGCTTAAATACTTTTTCCTGCGGACAATAATTTCATCAACTAAATTTTCAGTATTTTTTAGTGTCATATTTCCTCTTTTTTATTCTCCAAAAGGGATTTCTTTTTCTTCGGCTTTTTTACAAATTTCTTCGTAATCCTCTTTTTTTATTTCCTTTGAAGACGAATAACCATATTCGGCGATTATATCTTTTAATTGTTCATCCGTTTTTTTCGCAGTTTTGCTGATGGCATACAATCTATTTGCTTGAGCAGATGAGATAAGACCACCACCGGCACCACCAGAAGCGTGGTTGACATTATTCGCGGGAGAAATGTTTCTCTTTTCAAGGTCGGACATTTCAAAAGATAATCCGAGTATCTTTTTTAAAATACGACTTTGCCAATTTGTTATAGCACCTTTTTTTATTGATGGTAAATCAACATCTGCAAGTGGTTTTAAATTACCTCCAACCGACCCGAAAAGTTTATCGCGGGTGCTAAATGTGCCAATATCATTTACTACTCTCCCGCGAAACTCACCCTCGCCAGCCGCAGTAAATAATATATAATCGCCCCTATCATCTGTCCTTTTATCCTCTGAGATTACAGGAGAATGAAAACTCACACCCCAAAGGTTTGCAACTTTCATACATCCCGTATTGTTTAGGCAAGGTTTTCCATTCATAATTACCCAATCGTTTTTATTGGTAATTTTCAAACTGATTTCCTTTATTTTGTTAAGGCCATTAACTTGTAATTCAGCTCTTTTTATAACCTCGTCTGTCAATAATCCATCTGCAATAATTATCGGTGCCCCATCTTCTGTTTTTTCAATGTCATTTGCCATTTGTTTTTCTCCTTTCCTTTAATTAGGTAACCCACTGTTTCGCCATTCTGTAATCGCCTCTTGCTTTGTTTTTTCTTTGCTTTCAAAATCATCATTCATTTCCTGAATTTCCCCCTCACTCATATATTTAATATCTTTTTCTTTCGAGCTGTGGCGCAGCCATTTGCAATCTCGTTCTCTCGGTTTTTCACCTTTTGAAATTGCGTTTTTTATCCTATGTAAAACATCTCTAAAATTATATTTCAATTTCATTTGCGGTTTTTGTGATGGTATTGCTAAAATCCATTCGTTGAGTTTCATTTTTTTATTTTATTGTGGCAATATAAATTTTGCCATCTAATTTAACCTCAACTTCTTTTCCACTTAATGAAATTTCTTTGTTCGGCAATCCTTTTTCTTCTAAATCACCATAGGCAATAGTCCCTTTTACTAACCTGCCGCAAGTGATTTTTTTATAGTCGCCGTCTGCTTTTATATTTTTTGATACACCAGCGAAAATATTAAACTCTGCTGACAACTCTAATTTTGCCGAGATACCCCATCCTGCCGAGATACCCCATCCTGCCGAGATACCCCATCCTGCCGAGATACCCCATCCTGCCGAGATACCCCTCCCGCCGAGA